GCTGGAGCTGGTATTTTTGGTTCAGTTACAGTTACTGAAGACGCAGCCGTGGTGGTTACTTTCTATGACGCTACAAGCACAGCAGCTCTCGCCGGTGCTAGTGCTTTATATACTACGGTAGCGATAATGGAATCCGCACAAGCTGAAGGTACTTATACTTTTGATACAAACTTAGTTAATGGTTTGGTTATGAATTGTACAAGTGATGCCGCTTTTGCTGGTGATTGGACTGTCACGTACAGACAAGGTTATTAATTTATATAAACAAAATTTATGTTAACAAAAATGGTGTCTTTAAAAGACAAATTAGGGACTGTTAGGTTACAGTCTGATGTGGTTGAAAAACCAAAGGCTGAAAAGCCTGAAAAATTAAAGGTCGTTAGTTCAAAAAAATCTAAGAAATCTAAAAGCAAAAAATAATATGAAAAAGTATATATTCGCTTGTATGATTGGATTACTGTTTGTTGGTGGTGTAGTATTTGCTGCTGACATTGTCCAGTATTTTCAAGGAAATACAACTGTTACTATCGGGGATAGAAGTGAAGATGTCCAAGTTGGTGCTTTCGCCGGGCCAGAGATTTACCAGGACTTAGACGTACATGGTTACGTAGCGGCTAATGAAAAAATAACTACTGCGGCTGGAACTCCGACAGCTTCTACTACAACTTTATTGTTGACTGATAGCGGCACTACTTTTATAATCTCTGGGACTGGGACAGCTTTTACTTTACCGGCCGTAGCGGTTAGCGATGGTGTAAATTATAAGTTTGTTACTGGAGCAGCTGATTTAACTACTAACGCCACTATTACTTCCGCAGATGGAGATGACATTGAAGGGACTTTAATCGTAGCTGGCGCGGTAGTCGATTGTGATGCTTCTGATGTTTTAACATTTGTCGCTACTACCGAGAATATTGGCGATTTCGTTGAAATTATGTCAGATGGTACTTATTGGTATATTATATCAAGTGGAGTTTTAACAGCTTCAATGCTAACTTGTACTGGTTAAAGGTCGTGAGTTTTAATAAAAAACTAGAATAAATAATATGAAGAAAATAATATTTGCCTGCATGATTGGTTTATTGATGGTCGGTGGCGTAGCGCTGGCCACTGATGTTATTCAATATTTTCAAGGGAATACGACAGTAATTGTTGGAGCTGAAAAGGATATACAGGTTGGTGCGTTTGCCGGACCTGAAATATACCAAGATTTAGATGTTCATGGTTATGTGGCAGCTGATATAAAAACGACAGCATTTGCCGCGACAAGTGTTTATTCCACTACCACACTTACAAACATTAATAGTGGGACAACTTATATCTTATCTGCGTCTGGGACAACATTCACTTTACCCGCTTTAGAGGATGGACTTAATTTTAGGTTTATAGCTGGGGGAGCTTTAGACACTGGAAATGTGATTATTGATTCCGCAGAGGGAGATAATATTGAAGGAACATTGATTGTTGCTGGTGCGGTTGTTGATTGCGCCGCTGAAGACCAAATTAACTTCGTGGTAGATGGAGAAAACTTAGGCGATTTTGTCGAAGTATTTTCTGATGGAACATACTGGTATATCGGTGAAAGCGGAACTTTAACAACAGCTAAAATGACTTGTACTGACCCGTAATAAATAAATTAAATATAGAGAATTACAACTCTTAAATGTAAAAATTAACTTGCGGTGATATATCCGCTACAAAAATATGTCTAAACTTAATGAGCTAGTCAACTCTTTAAATGACTCAAATGTTGAAGAGATTAAAGAACAAATACTCTCTGAAACAACTGCACGAGATAAGGCTAACAGACAGCTTTATTCACGTGCCAAAAAGGCTGAAGGATATGAATATGATAAACAAAATGAGAAATGGATTAAAAAGCCTATCACGCAAAAGTCTGACAAACCTGAAAAGGTTGAATCAAAAAATAAAAAGAATGAAGCCAACGAACAGGCTTTAATAAATTCTCAAAAGGCTTTATTAAATTCTCTCGGGTATAAAAGCCAAGAAGAGCAAAAATATATCTTAGACGAGTCCGAAAGACTAGATAAAGATATATCAGAAATTGTTGGGGATAAATATCATGTATCGAAACTAACTGATATTAAAGACCAAAAAACTGCTCAAAAGGGTATGCCCAAGGGTAGAGGTACTACCGGCGATGTTGAAAGAGATGTAGATTATCATCTTAAAAACAACACTACGCCAGATAATGTAGAACTCGCTAATAAAGTTATAGACGCTAGAACAAAGGCTTCAAAAGGCCCGATGTTCGCTGATGAATTACATAGCGGAAATGGAGAACTTTAAATTTATTTGATTCTTTAGTTTTAATTAATTAAAGAAACAAAAATGGCAATTAGCAATACAATCACTTATAACAAAAATGATTATGTGCAGAAAATGAGAGCCAGATTAAACGCGCCGTCTTCTTGGAAAGATGTTTGCAACGTGATTGTCAGTGATAACCGAACAATCGTAAAAGGTTATTTATCTGATGAAGGTGCTTTACAAACTGGTACTCGTGGTTCTGCTTACGGATACGATACGTTTACAATAGCGCAAGATACTCTAACAATCAGCACTAAAAAAATTATTCCTTTGTTTGTTGATGAAGCTGATAGGTATCAGCAATCTTATGCTGATAAAATGACTATCGCGGATAGACAGGGAAAACTAGTTAGTGAAAACTTTGAGACCTATATGTTAAGCCAACATGGCTTGTTTACAGATTTTGGTCTTACTGATTTAGCTAACACTGGTGATGATGATGGTTCTGCGATTACTGTTGGAGCGGCTAACATTGATGACTTAGTTCGTGCAATGAAGCGTAAAATTTACGCTAATAATGGCGTAGATATGGCGGTTGAAAAAGGCTTATTTACAATATGGCGGCCTCAAGACTTCATGCTCTTAGAAGCTTTTGCACAAGCGAACGGTTATGTATCCGCTGATAACACTTTAAAGAGTGGTATTCCGGCTGAAAAGGCTTTTTATTACATGGGTATGTCTCACTACCTTTCAAATTCTCATACTTCTGCTCATTTGTTTTCAGGAGTTAAAGGAATATTTGAAATTGGTATTTTGAGAGGTACTTATGGAAAAGCTAAGTTTATTGAAGACCCGACAGGTTATTCTGGGCTTGGTATCGTAACTCGTAGTGATTACGGTTGTGATGTACCAGATGGTTATACAGAATTGGTATTAGATGTGAATGTCGCTTAGTTTAACGTTTTGTTATATTCAGTCGCTAAATTATTGGCGACTGAAATATGCCAAAAACACTTGTAGGTTTACCAACCAATCGTTTAATCAAGCCAAAAACAGCCCAGTCATTATTGAGCTTGAACGGTAAGTTTGATACATTGATTTCTACTCGTGGCTATAACACAGCTGAAAATCGTAATCATATAGCGGCGCAGGCGGTTAAGGGAGGATATGATTATTTGTTGCTAGTAGATGATGATATGATTTATGAACCTGATAATCTTGAAAAGCTGTTAGAAAGTAACAAAGATATAGTCGGTGGTTTGTATAAAACTAAATATGAAAATCAAGAGTATGTGTTAGAATCTGATGAGATAAAAGACACAATGTTTGAATGTGAAGCAATAGGTGGCGGATTATTATTAATCAAAACAGAAGTATTTAAGAAAGTACCGCAACCGTGGTTTGGCTATCTATGGCATTCAAATGGAATGGTGAAAGAAAGCAATGACTGGTATTTTTGTCGTAAAGCACGTGAAACAGGATACAAGATTTGGTGTAATCCTGAGATAACAGCTAAACATATAGGCCTTAGATGCTATTGACAATTGGTATAATACTAGCGGTGAGTACAAGAAAGACGTAAACGATTGGGAAAGATTGTGTGTTAAGTGCCATTATAAAAAAGACAAAGTATGAATTTTAAATGTAAACAATGTGGTAGATGCTGTAAAAAGGTTGTTCTACCATTTAAAACTGGTGGAGATGAGCAAGAGTGGCTTGAATTACACGGCATAAAGATTGTTAAAAGTAAGTTTGGTGAGTTTATTGACATACCGCTTAAGTGTATTAATTTAAAAGATAACAAGTGTTCCAAGCACGACAATAGACCCACAATGTGTGCTGACTATAGATGTGATAATGAATTTAGCAAAATGTTTATATGAAAATAGCGATAGGAACACCCGAGTATGGTGTTATTAAAACAAAGACAGTAGATACATTATTAAGAATGACAAAGCTACCGTATGAGTTTATTCATATCTTCAGATATGGTGCTTATATATCAGAAAATAAGGAGGAAATTATAAAAATAGCTTTAGAGCAAAAATGTGATTATCTGTTCTTTGTTGATTACGACATAATATTTAATTATATACTTTTACAGGAATTATTAGATGAAGAAAAAGACATAATAGGTGGAATGTATAATTATCGCAAATTACCAAAAGAGCCAATGATAAAATTGTTTCCTGATACTAAGGCTTCTAAAGATACATTTAAGGTGGCAGCGTTGGGAGGTGGATGTTTGTTAGTTAAAACAGATGTATTTAGGAAAATGGGAAAACCCTACTTCCCGATGGAATATAAAGATGGAAAAGTAGTTTGCACGGAAGATATTGGGTTTTGTGAGAAAGCTAGAAAATCAGGATATGATATTTGGTGTTATCCTAAACATAATATTAAACACATTGGCGAATTTAATTTTTAGCAAGCGATTATGAATACTAATATATTAATTGTGGTTTGCACAAACAGGGGTGTCCAACCGCAAACAATGCAATGTTTGATGGATTTAGAAGGAGATTTTGATGTATTAGTTTGTGAAGAAGGCTACACTATCGCAGAGAACAGAAACTACGCATCAGTACAGGCTATCAATGGAAAATATAGTTGGATGCTATTTGTAGATGATGATATGACTTTTGAGCCGGGCTTGATTGAAGAACTAATAATCAATGATAAGGATATATGCGGAGTAACGTATAGACCGAGATGTGATGATAGCAATAAAAAGACTTATCACGAGACACACAGGGATAATCTCAAATCAGATAAGTTATTTGAAACAGATGGAGTCGGCACTGGGATAATGTTAATTAAAACTAAAATATTATTAAATATACCAAGACCATGGTTTGATTTTGAATGGTTTGAAAATGGCTGTTGCAAGATGGGTGAAGATTGGATGTTTTGCAAAAAAGCAAAAGCGAGTGGATTCAAAGTATGGTGTGAGCCGACTGTTAAAGTCGGGCATCTTGGAGAAATTATTATATGAAGCTATATGACACAATAACTAAAAATAGTTTAATCCATGAGATGGATAGGATTTGTGGTTCAAACTCAACCAAATATCCATTTCGTGATAAAGTTTCACGTCTTAATAATGCACTAGACTTTTATTTCCAATTAGCGTGGAGTGTTAATAAAGTTCGTCCCCTAGACGATTCTAACAATTCTTCTATTCCTTTAGAGGAAATTAATCTCGTTAGCGGAACTAATTATTACAAAATTGGTGATTTTACTAATAAGTTTACTGGCATTATAGAAGTCAGCCTTTTAAATAGTGATGCTACCCCAGCATCTTTAACCAGGGAATATTTGCATAATTTGCCTGGTATTTTTGAAGAATTATATGGAGCTTATGCCGTAGCTAATACTACCGGCGTTCCTGGATATTATTGTATAGTTGGGGATTATATTTATCTCAGACCATGCCCTGATTACAATGAAACGAGTGGGTTAAAAGTTTATGGTAATTTGGCTGGTTCTAAATTTAATTTTTTAAGAACCACGGTAACACAAGCTGACCCTGGCGTTTTCACTACTTCATCAGCGCATGGAATGGCAGTTAATGATATGGTGTTATTTGAAACTAATGACACTATCCCAACCGGCATAACGGCCGATACTGTTTATTATATAAAAACTGTTCCATCTGATACTACTTTTACAATAGCTTCTACCTTCGAGGGAACTGCTGTTGAAATTACAGCTAATCAAGCAACTGGCGAGCATATATCGATTGATTGCTCCAAAGAGCCTGGAATAGCTTATATTGACGACCATTTCAATTACTTGGCGCGTAAGGCTTCCTTGCCGTTTTTAGTTGAAAAGAAACTGCCCCAAAAGAATGATATTGTTTCATTAATAAAGAATGATGAAATGAGTATAAAAGAATATTTCGGCAACAAAGATACTGATATTGACCAGCGCATAACTTTTAAACAAAGAGCATATGAAT